AATTGTGCACGAAGACCCGCACGCGCATCCGCTTTGGCACGCCGATGTATGTTTGCTACAACGGCTGCTGGTGGTTCGCGCCATCCGGTCAGGACTGGCAAACGTCAATCGGCATGGGCGAATGGGCGAACGGCTTCGGCGGCTCGACCGGCATGACGCCGAACACCGATCTGATCTACGATCCGATCCGCAACATCCTGACGCGTGGCACCGAGACATTCCAAATCCTTGACGTGCAGGATGTCTCGACGCACACCGTGCTGCGCATCGCGCAGTTCTGGGTCGATGAGATCATCGACTCCTACTACTGGCGGCAGATCATCACCGTTGAAGGTCTCAGCGGTTCGGTGGTGGCGCAGTCGTTCCTGAACTCGCAGGGCGGCTGGCTGACGTCGGTGGAATTGTTCTTCACGCGCATCGCCACATCCGGCGACGTGCACGCGCTGATCGTCGAGTGCAACGACGTCGGCGCGCCGAACTATCAGAAGGTGATCGCACGCTCGACCATCGTGTCGGACCTGCTGCGCTCGCCACCGTTCGCGACGAAGATCGGATTCCTTCCGACCTATCTGGCGAAGGGCAAGCGCTACGCTGTCGTGCTGCAGACGCCCGGCAATCACTTCGTGTCGCTGGTGCACAACAACAAGTTCGCGCAGGGCTCGCTGTTCACATCGACGGACGGCGCGTGGGCCTCGGGCGACCTGACCAAGGACATCGCACTGCGGCTGAACTTCGCGGAGTTCGAGTCCACCCGCTGCACCGTGCAACTGGCTGGCCTCGAATTGAATGGCGGCATCGCGGCCATCGATCTCAACTTCGATTCGACGCGTCCGCCGGGCACCACGATCTCATTCGAGATTCAGCACAACGGCGTGTGGGTGCCGCTCGGCTACTACGACAGCAATCCGCTGGTCGCGTTGCCGCCGCTGCTGCCACTGCGCTGCATCCTTGTCGGCACCACCGATGAGATGCCGGGCATCGGCGTCGCTGCGAATTCGCGCTCGCTGACGTCGCGGCCTCGCAATGACTTCCGTCACATCTCGACGGTGCGGACGATGCCGAACCCGGTCAACACGGTCTACGTGGACTTCCGGCTCGACGCGTGGCGCGGTGAAGACAGTGCTGGCTACGAGTACCACACCTTCACGCCAGCGCTGTTGATCGGTGCGGGCTTCCAGAACGTGGTGCCGCCTGCAGTGATCGAGGATGAAGTCGCGCCGGACGATCCGACAGGATTGCGTCGTCGCTGCATCTGGGACCTTGCGTCGTTCGGTGGCACACCGATCACGGCTTACAAGATCAGATGCGAGGGCTGGTCGGACAACGCGCTCGCGCTGTTCCACGTTTCCGAGCGTGTCGATATCGGCATCAACCTCATGTGATCAGGGAGAACTCAACAGATGGCTACCGATAGATTCCCACAGCGCAACGCGACGATGCCGATGAGCGAAGAGCGCATCAGAGCCGCGCGCGCCAAGCTCGATCCCGGTCATGCATCACCGGCGAACTACCCGGCATCTGACGGCAAAGGATCGCGCCGCGAGATACGCAAGGGCGAGTGGCTCGATGATCGCGTGATCACACCGAACGCACGCCCGACACCGTCGCCGCACAATCCTCCGCCGCTGCCAGACAAGCGAGAGCTTCCGGCGTCGTACGATCCGGCGATGGTGTACAACGTCAAGTTCGGCTCGCCTTGTCAGTATGTCGGGCGCATTCTCAATCCCGGTCGCGCGTACAAGATGACCGGCAATGTCTGCGCCGATCCGAACGTGCAGCCGAAGATCATCGACGCAGTGCTGATCGGGCCGACACCAGCGCCGCCCGATGTCGGACCGACCACGACGAAGAGCGTCGCGCCAACCACGGCAAAGAAGAAGGCCTGACCGATGGCACTGAAGCGGCTCGATGAAGAGTTCGAACTGAAGCCCGGCACGCAGTTGCTTCCGTACATGAAGCGATTGCTGCCGTCGCTTGAGGCTCGCTTCCAAGACTTGGAAGAAGTGGACCGCATGCTGACCAAGATCGGCGAGGACATTCGTGCGGCGGCATTGCTGCGCATGAATGACATCCTGATCCCGGCAACCGAAGACATCCTCGCGGTCACCAAGCTCGGCTTCCTGCTCGCTCCGATCTCGACACCGTACACGCTCGTGCTCGGCTACATGGCGATGTACGTTGACGAAGGCGTGCAGCGCGACACGTTCACGCCGTCGCCTTATCTGATCATCGAGCACGTCGATGCGCCAGACGATTACGCCATCGCTCGGCTGGTCAACTACGATCAGAAGACCGGCATTCTTGAAGTGAACATCACGGCGATCCACGGCTCGCCCGGTCCGCATCCCTACATGGTGTCATCGACGCCGGGCATGGCGGATTCAGCGAAGCTCTACCACGACGCCATCACGCCGATGCACGAAGTGGTGGTGTCTGACCACGAGGAGGTGGTCTTCCTGCACGCCGAGATCATGGCCGCAGCGCAAGCGCTGGCGGAGTCTGGTCTCGATGCTTACGCGTTCATTCGACGCGACGGCACCGTGCCGTTCGAGGCGCTGCAGGTTGGTCTCGCGCCGCCGTCGAACGCGAACGACAACTACATTCCGACCAGCGGATGGGTGCGCTCGCGCATCGTCGAGTACGTCAACACGGCGGTGAAGAAGACCGGCGATGTGATGACCGGTCCGCTCACGATCCCGGCGTATCCGACGCAAGACGCGCACGCTGCCAGCAAGAAGTATGTCGATGATGCGTTCGGTGCTGGCGGCACGATGCGCGGCGACCTGACGATCAACGACAGCTATCCTTCGCTGCTGATGAAGCCGACAGGCCCGCAGCAGGATCGATTGCTCGAAGGTCTCAACTATGACGGCGCGCGCCGGTGGGTGATGGCGCTCGGCGATGGCTCTGACGACTTCGCGCTGTATCGCTACGGCGACGCGGGCAACTATCTCGGCACCGGGCTGCACATCCGGCGCAGCGATGGCGGCGTGACGCTCGGGCCGATCTCCACCGGCTATCTCTCGAACGTCGGCGGCATGAACATCGACGGCGATCTTTATCTCCATCGCGGCACCAGCGGCACCGGCGTGGTCTTCCTCAATCACACCGGCAGCGCGTATCACTATTGGGACGGCGCGACGCACACCTTCACCGGTGGCGGCGGCGCGTTCCACGGTGGCATGAACGTGCATCACCTGAACTGCTACAGCATCAGCACGCAGGGACACTGGACGACGACGTGGGGAATGACGTCGCACGGGCCGATAGACATCAACGGCGCGCTGACCATCCGTGGCGACATGGTCTTGGAGAGTCCGAACGCGAACTACATTCGGTTCTGGGATGGCACATGGGGCAACATGTACATCCACCACAACGACGACAACATCGGCTTCCTCGGTCACGACGGCGGTTGGCGCGCGTACGTCAACAACTCCTCGCAGATGTGGCTCGGCGCGTACGGATGGATTCACGACTACGTCAACAACACCGCGAGCCATCATGCGTGGACGGCAGCGAACCATCGCTACAATGAAGTGGTCTACAGGATTCGCTTCGCGCATCTCGGCGACGTGCAGCACTACTACAACCAATTGCAGGAGCCGTGGGGCGCAGGCGTGATCACCGGCATCACCGGTTGCTACTCGTCCTACTACGTGATCGGTCGCTATCGGCAATGCCACATGATGATCGCGGGCGGCTGGTACGCTGCAAGCTACTGAGGATTAACGATGCTGGAATATATCGATCACGGCGACTGGGTTGCCTACAGGCCGGAGAAACACTGGCTGTTTGATCACAATCCGAGAGTGATGTTCTGCAAGCGCGTGTCCGATGGCGTTGATTGGTACGACTATCGCAGAGAGGTCGGCATCGCGACGTCAGTGTCGCTGAAGATGACGCTGAAGCAGTTCGAGGGTCGCTGGCAGGTGATGACCACGAACCGCGAAGGCGAGATGATCTGGCCGGAGAACACCAAGCTGATCGAGTTCGATTACGACGGCGAAGATCACGAGCGACTGTGGCGCAAGTTCTTCGATCTGAAGACGCGCGAATTCACCGATCCCGAGCCAATGTCGGAGCGACCGTTCGTCGAAGCGCTCGCGAAGGAGCTTGGCGTCGATCAGGACAAGCTCATCAAATTCTTGGAAGGGAGCCGACATGGCTGACATAGCTTTCTTTGAAGGGCGACAGACAAATCAGATTCCTGTCGCGCACGAGGTCTGGCCAAAGTCACCGCTGACGATGACGGCGATGACGATGGAGTGCAATCCTGTTGGGCAGGTGGTGGTGACGCCTATTGTGCAGGATCAGAACGTCGGCGACTACGTACGCGAGATTCGCATCTTCTCACTGGCATCGGCTGGTGTTGAGCCGAGGCTGTTGCTTGCAGTCAAGATGCACGGACTCACCGTCAAGCAGCTAGAGATCATCACGCCACCAAGCACGATGTAGATTCCCCCCGCTCACAAATAAGGAGACGACAATGGGCGATCCGGTATTTGGTATTAGCATTCGCAAAGTCGATGAAGGCGCGCGGCCCGTACTTGCCGCCGACCTTTCCACCATCGGACTCATCGGTCCCTCACCGCTGGCCGATCAGGTTATCTATCCGCTCGACACTCCGGTGTTCCTGAACTCGAACGATCACAACAAGACGAAGAAGCTCGGCTACTCCGGCTACCTCGCCGACGCTGTGCGCGCGATCAACGATCAGCTTGGCGAGACGCAGTTCGCTGGCCGCATCGTTGTGATCCGCACTGCGCAGGGCACCGACCCTGATCCCGCACTGGCGCTGCAGCAGACCATCAGCAACATCGCTGGCGACTCGCTGCAGGGCACCGGCATGTGGGCGTTCCTCAAGTCTGCAGCGAAGCTCGGCTTCACGCCGCGCATCCTGCTTGCGCCCGGCTACACCTCGCAGATGGCGAACGGCATCGGCAGGATCGAGCGCACCGCGCCCGGCCAGAACTACGTGATGGATCATCTCTATCCCATCGAGTTCGAGGGCGGCGGCATCAACGTGGTGCCCGCGACCGGCCACGCCATCGGCATGAGCAACGGCACGCTCGGCCCGGTGGTGCTCGAACTGCCCGGCGCTTGGTACGACAGCCCGCCGACGGTGGTCGTTCCTCCGCCCGGCTACACCTGCACGGCTGCGGCCATCGGGACCGGTGGTCTCGGCTATACGGTCGGCGAGCAACTGATGATGCCTGACAACGTCATCCTCAACGTTGACTCGATTGATGACGTCGGCGGCAACGGCGCGATCCTCACAGCGAGCGTCGTCAATGCTGGCTTCATCGTCGGCACCACCGCGCCGCCGACGGTGCCGGTCGAGCCGCTGTCATCGACTGGTGCTGGCACCGGCGCGACCTTCACCGAGACGTGGGACGTGAGCGGCGAGCTTGCAGCGTACGAAGCCGAGGTGATGGCGGGTGCGAATCCGATCGTCGCCAGCGCGACGCCGATCTGCAATCAGTTGCTCGGTCACATGATCGTCGAGAGCGCAGGCTCTTCGATGCAGAACGACTTCGACTGGCGTGAGACGATGCAGAGCCATCGCCTGATCGCACTGTCGGGCGGCTGTCGTGTGATGGACCCGATCACGTCGTACATCGTGATCCGTCCGCTCGCGCCGCGTATGGCTGGCATCATGATCCGTCGCGATCACGAGACCGGCGCGCCGTTCCACTCTGCGGCGAACCAAGCGGTGCAGGGCATCGTCAGCCCGAACCGCGACATCGGATTCAATCTGACCGACAGCGCGAACGAAGCGCAGGAGTTGCTCGGAGCGAACATCGGTGTGCTGGTGCGTGGCGAGATCGGCGACGACTTCGCAATCGCGTCGGGCGGCTTCGTGCTGATCTCGACCGACAACGTCGGCGAAGACCCGATTTGGCAAATGTATAATGTCATGAGAGGACGCGATTACATTCACCTCGGGATGCTCAAGACGCTGCGCTTCTATCTCGGTCGCTACAACATCATCGGTCACACGGTGCAGGCGATCCTGAACACCATGCAGTTCTTCCTGCGCGACCTGCATGCCGATCAGCACATCCTCGGCTACAAGGTGAACTTCCGCACCGAGGGCAACTCGCCGGAGCAGATCAGGCTCGGCCATCTCACCGTCGGCTTCAAGGCAGAAGAGCCGCCGGTCCTCAAGCATCTCACCATCGAGTCTTCGCGCTATCGCGAAGCCATCGACGAGATGGTCGCCGATCTCGCAACGCAGTTGAATCTCGCTGCGTAATATTCTCACCCGTTCGGGCAGCACGAACTGACGTGCTTAAAACTGTAGGGACGACTGCAAGCGTCCGCCCGAACACTTCTTGAAAGGAATGATTCAATGGCAAACCTCGGCACTATCTACGTGATGGAGTCCGCGAACCTGATCGTCGGCGACCGTGGCAACAACGGCTCGGCGGCGGGTATCTCGACGCATCTCGTGCTGCAAGAGTTGACGCTCCCGATGCTGGAGGAGAACAACGTTGACCACGCACCCGGCGGCGCGCCGGTGGCAATCGAGATTCCCACGCACATCAACAAGCTCGAAGCGACGTTCAACCTCGCTGGCTGGGACCCGATGATCATGGGCAAGATCGGGCGAGAGGGATACGAGCATCACGTCTTCACCGCGTACGGACTGATCAGGGATCGTCGTACCTCGACGGCGCTGCAGGCCATCGCGGTGATGCAGGGTCGGCTCGGTCGCGTCAATCCGACCGCGTTCTCGAAGGGCAACCTGATGGCGCACGAGTACTCGATCAAGACCATCGTGCACTATGAACTGTGGATGCAGATGTCGGCGGAGGACAAGGACCCGACCGAGATTTACTGGTGGGACTTCTTCACCTCGCGTCTGCGCAGTGGTCGCGAAGAACTCACCGACCGCATGGTCAACGTGCTCGCGATCCCGGCGAACCCGGTCTAAGCGATGGCGATGACAGTCGCGCAATTGATTGCCGAGCTTCAGAAGATGGAGGTCGGCAAGCGCGTCGTCGTCGCAGATCGCGACGGCGCGGGCGGTCACGAGGACATCGAGTTCATCGACAAGCGAGTCGATAGGGGCGAAGACGTCGTCGCGATCTGGTTTCACCATTAACGGGAGCGGCAGTGATCACGCACAATAAGATGGGCGGTCGCACCGTCGAGCTATTCATTCCGTTCGAGCACGGCGGCAAGAAGATCGAGAAGATCACCTTCTCGCCGCTGCTGCTCGGGCACGTGCTGCGCTGGAATGAAGGCGCGTGGAAAACCATGATCGGCTTGCTGGTCGAGCTTGCCGACGTGGACGAGACAGTCGTTCGCGGTTTGCGCTATCCGGACGCCGACCGGATCATGGAGACGTTCCTCGGCATGCTGACGCCGGAGATACGCGACGACATCGGCAACAACCGCATCCCGACTCCGTTCAACGCCGACGAAGATGTCGAGGCTGCGATGCGAGCGGTCGCGGCAGGACAGACGGCGAATGGCGGCGACGATGGTCAGGGGCTCGACCCATCCCTGATGCGTGGCCCGGGCGTGCCGCTGCCGGAAGCTGGATTCGATCTGAGCGAAGAACCCTGAAAGGGTTTGAACGATGGGCGCTAACGACCAAGAGACAACGGTCCGCATCACCGCCGAGGACAACACCAGCAAAGCGGTGACGTCTATCGGCGCGCGGTTCTATGCCCTGCACAAGGAAGCGCAGGCGATGTTCCGTGGCTACGCTGACGGCGCGCTGGTCAGCACCAAGTCCATCGAGATGTTCGCGAAGAAGAACAAGACCACCTTCGATGAAGCCTTCCAGCAGATGCAGAAGCTGCACGACGCCGAGAACAAAGCGTTCAAGGCGCGGCAGGACGCTGCCGCCAACACGGACAAGGACAACACGAAGCAGGCGGCTGGCGCGAAGGGTGTCGCCAAAGAACTGGCGGGGATGGCCGCGCGCTATCTGTCGGTCGCCGCTGCCGTCGATATCGTGCGGCGTTCGTTCCTCGGCTTTGCCGACTTCGACAAGAAGATGCGGCTGATCCAGAACGGCACCGACGCGACCAAGGAGCAGATGAAGGAATTCTCCGCTGTCATCAAGCAGGTCTCGGCGGAGACCGGCGCAAGTCTCGACGACGTCGCCGAAGGCTTCAAGACATTGCAGGAGACCGCGAACCTCTCGCTCGCCGAGACGCAGAAGATATTGCCGGAGCTTGCGGTGCAGGCCGATGGCATGGGCGTCAGCGTCACGCAGCTTGGTCGGCTGATGGGCGAGATGATGCGCAACTTCAACATCCCGGCTGCGGATGCCAGCCGCGCGATGGAGATCATCTCGCACGGCGCGCGCAAGCTCGGGCTCAACGTCGGCGATCTCGGCCCGGCGATCTCTGGTCTCACGTCGTCGATGGCGGAGTGGGGATACACCGGGGCCGAAGGTGCGGCGCGCATGGTCGCGATGCTCGGCGAAGCGCGCAAGGCGACCGGCGATTCCTCGAAGGCCGCGCAGGTTCTCAGCAACATCTTCGAGAAGCTCGGCTCGGGACAACTGGCAGAAGCGCTCGGCAAGAATCCGCAGATGCTCTACAAGCAACTGAAGGAGATTCAAGCCGCAGGCGGCGACGTCATGGGCGCGATTGTCGCCATGATGGAAAAGGCGACCGATCAGCGCAAGGTGGCTGAAGCCATCGGCGTTCGCGACATCAAGGTCGTGCGCAAGCTGACCGAGTCGTGGGGCGACATGACCGGCAAGATCACCGAAGCGAAGAACGCGCAAGGTGGTTACGCTGCAGGATTGAACACGCTCAACAGCGCGCAGGGTCGCGTCAATCAGTTGATGGCGAGCATCGTCGAGTTGATGAACTCGCTCGGCGCACTGCTCGATGCGCTCGGCGCAACCACCGCACTGAAGTTTCTCGCCGATCAGATCATGGCCGCAGTCAAAGGCATGGAGCGTCTGACCGAGTTGTGGAAGTGGATCACCGGGCAGGAGATCAAGAAGCCCGAATGGATTCCGCAGAGCGGCGCGGAGTTCAGGCATCGGCTGTGGGGCTCGCGCGAGTATGGCGGCTTCGGCGAATTGAAGCGACCGTGGGATCGCGAGAAGAACGCGCCGGGCATGACGAAGGAAGAGAAGGCGGCGGAGCAGAAGCGCATCGAGTCGATGTCGCCGCAAGAGAAGGCGCTGTACGAGCAGGGCTTGAAGCGCCAGCGCGAACTGAACCAGCAGATCGAGACCACGACCGGCAACATCAAGAAGATGTCGTTCGCGTTGCCGGACACGCCGGGCTTCAAGGTGTGGAAGACCGCGCTCGGTGTCCCGCAAGGCGGCGGCGCTCCGAGTGCTGGCTATGGTGGCAGCGGCGATGCGTCGGTGCTTCCTGCATCGTACTCGCCGGGCGGCGGTCTCGTGCATCGCGCGAGCTACGGCGGCGGCGACGGCACGCCAATCGGCAATGCATTCTCGCGCGCGAACGCGATGGGCGCGGGCACACGCAACGTCGTGGACTTCGCTGCGGCGCGCGCGCGTCGCGTGTCGTATGGCGGCAGCGCGGACGCGCGCACGCTCGATGCTGATTATCATCCCGGCGAAGGCGGTTACCTCGGCGGGCCGGGCGGCGGTGTCGGCCCCGGCTACGGTGGGCACGGTGCAGGCGGTCCGGGCATCCCCGGCATGGAGCGCGCTGGTCCCGGCGGCTATGGCTCATCCTATGGCGGCGGCAGTCAACCGCAGATGACGGGGCGCGGATCGTCGCTGCCGGGCGCTGGCGGAGAGCGCACGCACGCGAGCCTTCCACCACCGAGCGGACCGCAGTCGCCGACTGAACCGTCTGGTGCCGTCGATGAGCACGGGCACGCGCACACCGGTGTCGGCG